TTTATATTCTCCCGTGAAAAATTTAAAGAAAAGGTTGATGACTCGACTGTACTCAATGTCGAAGGAAGACCCAACGAAGGGGATTTAATTTGGTTCCCTATAACTAAACATCTATTTGAAATTAAGTTTGTAGAAGTCGAACGTCCTTTCTACCAGTTAGGTAAAGGATATGTTTGGGAATGTCAGTGCGAACTCTTCGAGTACAGCGACGAGGAGATTGATACTGGTCTTGCAGATCTTGATGCTATAGAGACTAACTTTGCTAATGCTATTACAGTTGGTCTTGTTGCTGGTGGTAGTGGAGACTTTACTGCTGGTGAGACAGTTACTGGAGGTAGTTCTAATGTAACTGCTGAGGTTAAGTCTTGGGATTCTGGTACAAGGACACTTATTGTTATTAATCGTTCTGGTACGTTTACTATACCAGAAACACTTACAGGAGGTACTTCAAGTGCATCTTGGACAACGGCTACATATAATACAGTAGATAATAAAAATATTACCTACGATCAAAATTACGAGTTTGAAACAGCTGACAATGATATTATTGATTTCTCTGAAGCTAACCCATTCGGAACAGTTGCATCATCTACTGACTTAACAATCTAATGCTAGGAACTTATTCATATCACGAGATATTCAGAAAGACAATTGTTGCTTTCGGAACAATGTTTAACAACATTGAAATACGTCGCCAAGATGAGGTGATGAAAGTTCCATTGGCATATGGTCCTAAGCAGAAATTTTTAGCTCGTTTGGATCAGAACCCAGATCCTACAAACAAAAGGGTTCAAATTACTTTACCTAGATTATCATTTGAGATATCAGGTGTGTCTTATGACTCCTCTAGGAAAGTCTCACCTACACAAAAAATTAAATTTAAAAAGGATACTACTGACAATAAAAATGCATTTATGCCAGTACCTTATAATATTAATTTTGAGTTAGCAGTTATATCGAAGAATCAAGATGACGGATTACAAATCGTTGAACAGATTCTTCCGTACTTTCAACCTCATTATAATCTCTCGGTTAAACTCGCAACCCAAATCGGGGAAACCAAAGATGTCCCAGTAGTTCTTCAAGATATTCAATATGAAGATGACTATGAAGGAGATTTTGCAAACCGTAGAGCAATTATATACACATTTCAATTTGTTGCTAAGACCTATCTATACGGTCCTATTACAGATTCAAAGGTTATCAAGAAGTCTATTACCGATTACTATACAAGCACAGATACAACCAAAGCACCAAGAGAGAAACGGTATACCGTTACTCCTACTGCATTAGTAGATCAGGATGGAGTAGGACTTACTACTCTTACTGCTGCAATGGATATAAATGATGGTATAATATCTGTAGCAAGTGTAGCATCTCTTGCACAAGGAGATGACATTCAGATTGGTACTGAAGTTATGCATGTCAACAGAGTTGTTGGTAGCACACTTCATGTCAGTCGTGGATGGAACAATACAACTATTGCAGGACATCAAAACGGTGCAGCTATCCTTAAGATAGATGAAGATGATGCAGCATTACTAGAGTCTAGTGATGACTTTGGATTTGGTGAATTATTCTCAGACTACACTGATGTCAAGAAACGTAATCCTGTTAGCGGTCAAGACGAAACAATCTAAATTATGCCAGTAATTGAAACTTACTTTCCTACTCACGTTTATGTGGAGGAAAGGATAGATAACTTTGTTGATGTTCAAAAAGAGATGAAAGAGTGCGTGAAGAATGTAGAGTTCTCGTTTCATGAGAAATGGGGAACTCATTATCTTACCGACCTTAATTTTCAATCAGATTTATTACATAAGATGCCAGTGTTTAGTAAGGAATTATCTAAACATATTGAGCAGTATTGCAATACAATGAAATTCTATGAGAAGACAAGGATTGAGGTAGTGTCCTCGTGGTTTTCTAAATTTCTAAAAGGCAATCACGGACACATACATAATCATAAAGGTTCTGATATTAGTGGTGTATATTATCATCAAACCAGTGGGGATGATGGAAATATATTTTTCACAACACCTAATCCATTTACAGAAGTTGGTGAATGTTGGTCTTCGGATAGACATAACCATGAACCAAAGGAAGGAAAATTATTGATATTTCCTGGTTGGTTGAGACATGGAATTACTACAAACCTAACTAATAATATAAGAATAAGTTTTTCTTTTAATCTCAAAGTACATGAGTGGGCAAATGAATAAAGATTTTTCTGGTCTTGAGAAAGCATTTGGTGATGAACCAACAGAACTTCAAAAGCATGTAGAAAAGACAAAAGACTTAAGAAAGAGTCAGACACCTGAAGTACAACAGGATTATGAAATATCTCGTGCTCAGTTGCACAACCTAGTAATGAAAGGACAGGAGGCAGTAGATGGTATACTTGATGTGGCACGAGCAAGCGATCATCCACGTGCTTATGAAGTTGCTGCAACGACAATCAAAGCAGTGGGAGATGTAACAGATAAATTAATAGATCTACAGACTAAGATGAAAGAGTTGGATAAGGAAGATAAGAAAGGTCCAACTAATGTAACTAATGCCATGTTTGTAGGGAGCACATCTGACTTACAGAAGATGTTAAAAAACATAAATAAGACAGAAGAAACTACATAGACACGACATGACAGTCCTCAACGTATTAAGTACTAACAGTGTAGCTGCTGGTGCTAGTGAATATCAAACAGTACAAACTGGCTATTACAGAGTTGGTTCAACTGCTGGTGCAGCTACCGTTTCCTTTAATGGTGGTGCTGCTATTACCTTAGTTCAGAATGAATTCATTCTTGTTAAAGGTGGCAAACCTGGTACGGCAAAAATCGTAAAGGGTACTGCTGATGCAACTACGGATTATTACGTTGGTGAACATGTTCAAGATACATCTAGTAATCATCCATTTTCTGTGGGAGATTATATTGCTGTAGTTGATGATGGAACAGACACTGCTATCAATGCTGCTTTCTTATCTGCTGGTACTGCTGGTAAAAAGATAACTGCTGATAACGGTTTAGGTATGTTAAGTACTGATATTGATTCTTCTGCAACGTCGACTTATACCTGGGCATCAGGTAGAAAGGCGTTAATACAACGTGCTGTTAAGATAACAGCTGCCACTAGTGCAGTTATTGTCGAAGAAGTCCAAGTGGTTGGGGGCTAAGATGCCTCTGGTTAATCAAAAGGCAGAAAAAATTGTTAGAGGTATGAAGCGTCGTACCTCAGATTTTAAAAGACTCTATGGGAAACGTGACAAAGAAGTCATGTATGCGACTGCCAATAAGTTAGCACAAAAAGAAAACCTAAAAGTTATGTACTATAAAGACTTTATTAAACTCGTCGAAGGTAATCCTACTACACGAATGCTCACTAAGTCTAAGACTAAAGTGACTGGTAATATTTCTGCGGATCGTGGTAGTGATGAAAAAAAGAATCGAGAGAAACGTAAAGGACTTGAAAAAGATTTAAAAAAGAAGGGGATTGGATATAAGAAGGGTGTAGGTGAATACAAATATAAATCTGATGATGGGAAAGAAGGGACTGGAAGAGAGGTCTCTTACCAAACAAGCAAACCTGATAAAATGAGCAAGCGTAGGTTTGGTAAAACAATGAGAAGGCTAGGACGTAAACATGGACAGGAATCAGTTATCACTAAAGATAAAAAGAAACCTGCAAGATTACACGACACCCAATCCAAGAAACCAGGTAAATCTATTAACATAGGTAAGTCTGCACCAGGCAAACATCCCAAGGGAGATGGAGAAACTTCAGGGACTAAAGTAAGGTCAGGCAAATTATCTAAGACTTCAAAAGCAGCATACCATTACAAGTAAAATTCTGGTAGGCAAATTAATGGGTAAGGAAGAGAAAAAGTATCGACAGGAACTTGATCGTTACAGACAGCTTCTAAATCGTCAGGCTAAGCAACAAGAAGACAAGGGTTTAAAACCATATAGTCATCCTGATCACTATGATAAATTGTGTGCAAAGGAGGATAATGGTAGTTAATTATACTTATGTGGTATAATAAATAATTGAAGTATGGGATTGAAAGATCATGCCCCTGTCACACTATACCGTAGGGTATCACGATGTAGAACAGCATCGTCATTACATATGCGAGTACGCTGCAGACTCGTATGAAGCTATTAAAGATGCACAAGAGGATGTTCCCTTTTTAAAGGAGCATCCTTCTTTTGTTGACTCCTGCACAAACGAAACAGGTCTAGATTACTTAATGGGCATAGTCCCAATGGGTCGATGAATAAGCACGAAATAATGTGGTGGATGAGCCGACTCACCATCATGGGAACATCTTTGGGTATGGCAACATGGCTTGCTGCACAGGCATATGTATAATAAATAACAGTGCCTTGTTAAAATTAAATGGCC